CTCTAAATCAGGAGAAATTACAGTAGAACTAGAAGAATTAGGAATTTTATTTGGAGGTATAAATATTATCTATTTTAACGAAGAGGATATTGTTCGATATTTGACTACTGATGATAATTTTGATATTCGTTTTGTTGTAAACGAACATGAGTTTCTTATATCTTCTGATGTTTATTGGTTATTGGAAAATCAATTTAATTTTAATTTTCATAAGACTAGTTATAAAATTCATATTTATTAGAGATAGCAGAAATGCTTTGTATTTTTAACCATTATAATTATGGTAGTTAAAGAAACTGCAAAAGATCCTACTGGACCTAAAGATATTAGTAGGAGAGAATGTACATTAAGTAAAGAAATTCAAGAGTTATTACTTCGACAGCTTAAACATGAATTACAAAATCATAATATATACATGAATTTTGCTAATTATTTTGGAGTAGTTCTCGAAGAGTATTTTAAATTAAGAGCCGATGAAGAATATTTGCATCATAGTTGGATTCGTAAGTATTTAAATGAAAATGATGCAGAATATATTTATCCTACTATTGATCAATTTGATAAAAAGATAGTGGATATGGTTGATCCATTCAAGATGACTGTTGATCTTGAAATTGAAACTACTCAAATGATCTATGAAATAGTTGATCAAGCTGCTGCTGAATGTGATTGGGCAACGTTTAACTGGCTTAATGGTCATGATCCTGTAACAGGTATGCTTGTAAATGAGCAAGTTGAGGAAGAATCTATTAGTCGTACAGCTTTAGATATTGCAGAATCAGAAGGTTCTTGGCTTCGGAAAGAGAAGTCTATTATGAACGCTTATAAAGGCGATACTGATTAATAGTTAAATCTATGTTAATTCAACTTCCAGATACAATTAAAGACTTATACTTTGTTGGCGATGTTCATGCTGGATGAAATATAGTTACTTATTATATTCGACAATACAAAATTAAGGACTCTGTTTTTATTTTTTGTGGAGATGTTGGTATTGGATTTGAAAGTCTAATGCATTATGCTAATTGTGTAGTTCCTCAACTTCATAAGACATTAAAGAAATTTAATGACATATTTATTTGGGTTAGAGGTAATCATGATGATCCATCCTATTTTGAACAAAGGCTAATTGATACTAAATACGTAAAATGTGTTTCAGATTATGATATTATTAATGTTTGTAATTTAAACGTTTTATGTATAGGTGGAGGTATTAGTATTGATAGACAGTTTCGTATGCAAAATGATAGTGTTAGTATAGTTAGATATATGAAATATCATAATTGTGACTATCAAACTGCAGAACTGAGTTGTCTTAAATCATATTGGCCTGATGAGCCAGTAATATATCGTCCAAAAGTAGAAGAACACATTGATATTATTTGTAGTCATTCCGCTCCTTCTTTTTGTTATCCAAATGATAAAGGAGGAATTGTAAAAGACTTTGCAGCATACGATTCTGAGTTATTAAATGATATTGACAATGAGCGAGCTGTATTAGATCGAGTATATGAGGATTATAAGAATGAAGTAACACATTGGTATTATGGTCATTTTCATAAAAACCAAATGCAGACTATTAATAATACAATGTTTAAACTTTTAAATATTGGCGAAATTGTTCGACACTACTCAGACAATAACAATACATTGTAAGATAGTTGCTATTGAAGATGGTCAGTATACAGCTATTGTAGTAGAAGATCTGAATCGAATAGAAACAGATGATCTTAAATATGTTACTGTTGTTAAATGTCCAAACTGAGATATTTCTACTTTTGAAATTGGAGATATAGGTTATCTTCAATTTCAATATGTAGAAGGAGGAAAGACACAATGATACAACAAAGATTCAAAAGATTTTGAAATTTATAAATATACAAATAATTATTTTATAAGTTTTATTAAAGAAAAAGATATATGTAATCAAAAAGAATTTAATTTTTAAATATGCGTAAAGAGACAGAATTTGGCGAGAAGTTACGTAGCGTGTTAGAATCAATTGATTCCTTAACATGGAGAGACAAAAGTGGGAATGATGTTAAACTTGTTGATGCATCTGTAGAGGACTTACGTAAATGATATAAGCACTGTTATGAGATGTTACATAACGTTAGTCCTTGGAATCCTGGTAAGTTTATAGTTAGAGAAAACATTCATCGAACTTGAGATTCATGTAATACGGAACTATTTGTTAGATACATTCTTCATGAATGCGAAACAGATATCAAAACTAAGAAAGATATCTTAGATTATATTAATAAACAAAGAGCAGCATCTGAAAAAGATATACTAAATGATTCAATAGCAAGTATATTTAATGGTGTTCCTCCTATTTTTGAAAAAGTAACAGTAAATCGTCTTATGGATGCTTGTTTTGATAAACTTGACGTTCTTAATAAGAAAATGATTACTGATAAATTCATTTTAGCACAAGGAATTTGGCTAACGGACGAGGAAAAAATTGAGCTAACTGAAGTTGGCAAAGACGGCAAAGCAAGAAATAGAATGGAAGTTATTAAGGAACGATTGTGTTTAAATCCTGATATCAAATTAAGAGTTAGTCCTACAGGGTTATCTTTTACAGAATTTAGATCTTTAGTTCAACTTAGCTCTTTACCAAAAATTTCTTCTTTAACTACAATTGCACTGAAAACACTAAGAGATAAGATCTTATTACTTTTAGATAACGATCTCGATTATCATATAAATAAATGAAGTACATTAATGTCTAATATTCAACGAGTTGCGGATGCTCGAAATATTGAAATTAATCCTCCTGCAGGAAATTAATTAGTACTAAAAATTTTATTTTTTAAATAAAAATTTGTATCTTTGATGAACAGAACGGAACGTCAAAAGCTTGCTATTAGACGTTGATTAGATAGTAATGGGATAGGCACAATTGTTGCTGCAACTGGATTTGGTAAGACCTATATGACTTGCATATTGATAAAGGCACTATATAATAAAAATCCTAGACTATCTGTATTAATTGGAGTTCCTACAGAGGTTCTAAAAGAACAATGACTTAGAGAGTTGGCTAAAAACCAACTCTTTTCTGTCTGTAAGGTAGAGATATTTAACACTATTGTTAAAAATCAGTATACAGTTGATTTATTTGTAATTGATGAAATTCATTGCGCATGTAGTGAAAATAACATCAATATGTTTAAAGCTGTAAAATATCGTTATTTTTTAGGATTAACTGCTACATTTGAGAGATTAGACGGAAAAGAAGACCGATTATCTGAGTTTACTTATGTTTGTGATCGTATAAATATAAAGGAAGCAGTTGATAATAATTGATTATCTGATTATAGAAATTATAAAGTTTTAATTGATGTAGACTTATCTCTATATCATGAATGAAATCAGAAATTTCAAAATCTATTTTCTATATTTAATTTTGAATTTAATACAGTAATGAATTGTATTAGTCGTCCTGGTTTTGCAAGTAAATATGCAAAGAAAACAGGATGAAGTGAATCTCAAGTTAAAGGATTTGCAGCAGCTTGAATGAGAATGTTAAGAAAACGTAAGTCTTTTGTAATGTCTCATCCTAAGAAATTTGAAATAGCAGATAAGATATTAGATGCAAGAAGTAATAAAAAAGCAATTACTTTTTCAGCTACTATTAAAGATGCAGAATATTTTAAGAAACGAGGATATGTTTTACATAGTAAACAGAAAAAGAAGGAAAATAATACCATTATAGAAAGTTTTAACCAACAAACTATAGGTGTATTAAGTACTTCAAAATCTTGCGACGCAGGTGTAGATATAAAAGGGTTAAGTGTTGGAATTATATTAAGTGGAGATAGTTCAAAGACAAGGACTACGCAGAGGATTGGAAGAATTTGTCGATTCGAACAAGGTAAACTCGCAGAAATGTTTACACTAGTTATTAAGGGAACTATAGAAGAAACCTGATATAATAACTCTAATTCAAACCAACAGTATATAACTATTGATGAATCACAATTAGATATAGTGTTAAGTGGAAAGGAGATTTCTACTAGACCAAAAAAAGGCATAATAGATATAGAACATAGATTTTAATAAATAGATCTAACGTAGTACGTTTGTTTATTTTTTATCGTATTATATGGAGTTAGATACGATTCTTAATATTATGGCTAAATATAAACTAACAGCTGATGAGTTACTGTTAGTTTATTTAACGTTTATTGCTCAAACAGAAAATGGAGATCCTAAAATAAATAGGAACTATTTTCGAAGGTGATATGAAGGGGGCGGCAAAGAAAGATTACGAGAATTATTCAATTCACTAAAAGAGAAAGGAGTAATCAGGAAAAACTATAACCCAAGTACTTATGATCCTGATGAAATTGAATTTAATCAGAATTTTATAAAACAATATTTTAAACTTTCTGGAGAGCTTGGCATGGAATTAGAGGATGCTTATCCAACTAATTTATACTTTAATGGGAAAACAGTTAGTTTAAAAAATATTGCAAAGAAATTCTTAAATATGTCAGAATTCTACTTCTGATATTCCTCTACTATTGGACATAGTATTGAAAAGCATCGTGAAATATTAGAGATACTAGAATGAGCTAAATCTAAAGATCTTGTACAAGTTTCTATGATTGAATTTGTTTCCAGTCAAAAATGGAAAGAGTTTAAAGAAATGCGAGATAAAGGAATTAATGGCAAAGTTAGTACTGAACAACTTTACGATACTGCTTAATGTCTATTGTAGATGAATTATATTCTGAAATTGACAATGGTAGAGAAGGTAGAAACTTAGGTTTAAAAACTGGATTGCCAAAGTTGGATTGATATACAGGCGGATTCCAAAAAGGAGTTTACAAATTAATATTTGGACAAAGTGGTTCAGGTAAAAGTTCATATGTAATATATTCTGATTTATATCGTATATTACGAGATTATCCAGATAGAGATATTGTACATGTATATTTTAGTCTGGAAATGAGTTCGAAAGTTTTACTTGCTAAATTGCTTAATCTATATATATATGATACTTATGGAATAGAAATTTCTTATATGACACTAATGTCCGTTCGAGAAAAACTATCTGATAAATATTATAAGTATATTCAAGAGTCCAGAGTATGACTAAACTCAATCATACATAAGCTTATTATCTTTGATAAACAGCTAAGTTCTAATACTTTCTATGGTAATATGAAAGAACTTCTAAAACAATGAGGTACTTTTCAAGATATTGATGAAGGTAGAAGAAATATTTATATTCCAAGTAATCCCGATAAAATAATAAATGTAATAATTGATCATGCTGGTTTATTAACTCCAGTTGATGGTAGAACTAAAAAACAGGAAATTGATCAAACCTCGCAATACTGCGTTTATTTTAGAGAAAAGTGTGGAATATCTATTGACTTTATTATGCAAGAAAATAGAAACACAAGTGATGTAAATAGATTAAAAATGGATCTTGCAGAGCCAACCCTTGATGATGTTAAGGATTCTGGTAATGCAGGTAATGACTGTAATATTTGTGTTGCAGTATATAATCCTATAAAACATCAACGTAGTACTTATAGAGGATATACTATCATTAATAAAGAATATCCAGAAGAATCTTTAGGTTCTGCTATGCGTGGATTAATATTATTAAAACATCGATTTGGAGTTGCAAATAAAGTTTTTTGTACTGGCTTTCAAGGTAGTTTAGGACGATTTGAGGAACTTCCTGATCCAGGAAGTATTAATTATGAAGTATATCAATCTTGAAAAGATGAGAAGTTAGAAGATGAAATAACAAAAGATACAGCTGCAAAAGATGCAGAAGAAAAAGATAGCTTACAAAAACCAATATTCAAATTTTAAATATGGCTATCACATTACCAACAAACAAAATTCCTGCAGAAACTCAGGACCCAAGAAATTTAATTATTTTCTCAAAACCAAAATACGGTGGCTTTCGCCGTGTATTATAGTAATATAATACTTATGAATGGGCAAAAACGGTGAATTCTAAAAATTTGCCATATATTTACATTCTTAGTTGGAATTTCCAGAATCTTTATGTAAATTTGCATTATTAATTTTTAAACTAAAATAATTATTATGCAAATTAAAAGACAAAAATATTCGTATGAATTATTACAAGAGTGTTCAAATTATTTAAATACACACTCTCTTAAGGAAACAGCTATACACTATAACCTTAGTTATAAAACAATGATAAATGGGTTAATTAGGTTTGGATTTTATACTCCAACTAGAAAACACAAAATAACTAAGAACAACTGCTATAATCAAAATTTCTTTAGTAAAATTGATTCTCATGATAAAGCATACTTTTTAGGATTTTTAATGGCAGATGGGTATATTTGTACAACTCCTTACAATAAACAAATAGGAATTGGGATTCAGACAAAAGATAAATATATATTAGAATACTATAAAAATTTAATAGGTAAAAAATTAAATATAAAACAATATAAAAATTCTAGTAAACTAACTATTACTAGTACTATAATGTATAGTGATCTAACTAAATTAGGATTTATAGAAAATAAATCTCATAATGACTATCATTTTCCAGATATTCCTGATGAATTTAAATCATCTTTCATTTGTGGATATTTTGATGGAGATGGGTGTATAACTATAAAATCTACAGGATTTAGTGTATGTTCAATATGTTGTAATTCTAAAATATTCTTAGAAGATTTAAAATCTATATTGGCAAAATATAACATACTATGTAGACCTATCTGTAAAGAAATAAAAAATAGAAAAAATTCAATATATGTTTTATATTTATCAGGAAGATCCAACCAATTAAAATTTAAGGATTTTATATATAAGAGCGTTAATGTTTATCTTGTACGTAAATATGATAAATTTATGAAAATACCGTGCTAACTGTTGTAATAATATATAATGGTAGTGTAACGCGTAGGAAGTGAACCTGTTATACAGAATATAATCTTCCCAAGAGTGTCCATTATCCTTATGGGATAAAAATGTACGCTGAACTATAAGGAAACTTATAGAAGTAGAGATAAAAAGCTCTACGATAACAAAATTGAAAAGCACAGCTTGTGCTAATCTTCCTGGAGCATTATGTATCGACCTTGAAGGGGGTGGATATGATTATATTGATGCTGTAAAGGTAAAAGCATCTTCTGTTAAAGATTTAAAAGAAATTTGTGCTGCAATTAAGGAAGCTAAATATCCTTATAAGTTTATTGTATTGGATACAATTACTAGACTTGAAGAAATGGTTAAACCATTAGCTTTAAAGTTATATTTAAATAGTCCTGCAGGACAAAAGTTTACAGGAGATGACGTACTTGATGCACCAATGGGAGCAGGATATAGCGCTCTTCGTAAGGCATTAGAGATGGTTATTGATATGGTATCTAAATGTGCACCTAATATTATTCTTATTTGTCATACAAAGGATTCAGCAATCGGTAATACTGATATGACTGCAAAGACTATTGACTTATTTGGAAAAGCAGGTAGAATTCTTGCTTCAAAGTCAGATGCTATTGGTTATTTAGATAGAGATGAAGATTCAAATACTATTCTAAGTTTTAATACAAATGATAAATTTGTAGAATGTGGTGCTAGACCAGAACATTTACGAAATGCAGATGTAGTATTAGGAGAAATGAAGGAAGATGGAAATATTGAATTTCATTGGGAAAGAATTTATCCTTCACTTTTAAATCCTGTAGAAGTTAATATATAATCTAAGGATTATGCTAAAGGTATCTTTTGAATTTGACGAAGAATCGAAGGCTGTTACAAATGTTAAAGTTGTTAAAGTGCCTTCAAAATATGATAATATAGATTTACCAATTGTAGAGATAGGAGATAGTAAGTTAATTATGTCTCCTAAAGCCGTTAGTTTATTATCTGCACAATGCGGAGATCGGATAGCAGTTAATTATATCCAAAAAAGTAACGAGCTTACAATCCCAGTTATCGGTAAAGCTGAAGTATTTTCAGATCCTGAAAATGGGAACAAATTAACAAAAAGTAATACAGTCTCTTTTAAAGGGACTCAAAAAACAATTTTATCTAAATATGGTCAACTCTTTAAAATAGAGGAATGTAGACCTGGTATGTTTAAAATGATTAAGATTGATGAATCAGATCTTTCTAAAGCTGATACCGATTTAGATACAGAAAATTCAGATTTATTAAAAATTTAAAATTATAAGAATATGTCAATGTTTGATTTTAGTGTAGCAAAGAATGCAAATCAAGTAACTTCTACTTTCCTTCGTGGAGGAATCCATAATGTAACCTATAAAGGTATTGAATGAGTAGCTAGTCAGAGTGAAGGTAATTCTGATGCTTTTGTTTTGTTATTTGAAACAAAGGACGGTATCCAGCATCGAGAAACTATTTTTGATCCAAGTAATATAAGTAATTGTACTCAGAGAGCTACAACTCAGTATGGAGAAAATCCATCTGAAATGGAAAACTTTATGGTTAAGATTACTCAAATCATTAATGCTCTTAATCCTGAATTAGGTGCAAAAATTGCTGCAGGAGAAAAGATTGAAGTAAGTAGCTTTAAGGCTCTTGCTAAATATTTAAAGGAAAACTTAGCAAGTTCTGTTGGTAAGGAAACTCAAATCAAGTTAATTCCTTATAAAGGTTTTGCTATTATGCCTAAGTATGTTGCATCAGTAGGTAAAGATGGAGTAGTTCGTAGTAAAACAAAAGTTATTGGTGAAGATTTAACTTTAACTGCTAGAGAAAAGACTGATATTGAGAATGCTAACTCTGCACAACCTACTAACATGAAAGAACGGGATAAGGATTTAGACGATCTTAAGGAAACGTTTAATGTAAAAGGCTCAGAAGACGACTTGCCATTCTAAAAAATAATATAGTTAAATTTTAATGGTCTTTACATTAGAACCGATAAATATCACTAAAGAACTTATTTTAAGTAAAGTTAGTGAAGAAACTTTAATGGAGCATTACTTGGGCATTCCTGTAAAAAAAGGATTGTTCAAGTCTCCATTAAGGCAAGATAGTAAACCTACCTGCGCATTTTATAGGAATAGGAAAGGAGATTTAATATTTAAAGATTTTCGTGGAGACTTTTATGGAAATTTTATTTCGGTTGTAATGTATAAATTCGATTGTCCTTATGGCAAGGCTTTACAAATAATTGCTAATGACTTTGGAATAGTTTCCCGCAAAAATTTAACTATAAATAAACCTCTTATTAAATATACAAATCAAAAGTTTAATGATACTACTCAAGCTGTTATTCAAATTGAAGATAAGTCTTGAGAAGATTATGAACTTGAATGGTGATCTAAATATGGTATAGATAAAACTATACTAAAAAAGTTTCATGTATTTTCATGTAAAAATGTATTTTTAAATGGAAGTATATTTAGTTTACATAAAGATCGGCAATTAGTATTTGGATATTATGGAGGTATTCGAGAAGATATAGAACGTTGACGTATATATTTTCCTGGAAATATAAAGTATAAGTTTATTTCAAATTGAAAGTCATTTAGATTACAAGGTGCTCATGCACTTCCAAAAAATGGAGGAGAATATTTAGTTGTAACGAAATCTTTAAAGGATGTTATGACTCTTTATTCATGTGATAAAATTCCTGCAATAGCTCCAATTTCTGAAAATTGTTTTTTAACTGAAGCTCAATATACAAAGTTAAAGTCTAAATTCAACAAGATAATTTTATTCTATGATAATGACCTTGCTGGAATTGAAAACATGAATAAAATTCGTAAGAAATTTCCTGACGTACATGTATTATTTATACCTAGACATTATAAAGCTAAGGATATATCAGATTTTTATAAAATGTATGGAAGGACTAAAACTTTAGAATTAATTGAAAAAGCAAAAAACTACATCTCAGAAAAAGAAAACAGGAGCATACTGTAGAAATAAAGGACATAGATATGAGACAAAAATTGCTCAGGAACTTAGAAATCTTGGATTTACAGATGTAGTTACATCAAGATCTGAGTCTAAGAGTATGGATGACAAAAAAGTGGATTTAGTTGATCGCAGTGGTAAGTTACCATGTTATATACAATTGAAAAATACTGTTAATACACCTCAATATTATGCTATTAAAAAAGAATGTCCTTTAAAAGATAAACCTTTTATTGTAATTTGAAATAAACAAGTTAAGAAAGAAAAAGTATTTGGTTCTGCAGGAGAAGTAGTAATCATGGATAAAGACTTTTTCTATGAACTCTTATCAAAATTAATTAATGGATAGTTGTAGAGTAGTGTTCACCTCTGCTTCTGGACAAAAAATCATTATTGTATTTACATATGATGAAGAGAAGGATGAATTAAATTACGTCCCTCGATTTGAACCTCAAGTTGATGCAAAAACTCAATTAGGTTTGTCTGGAAAGTTATGTGAAATATTTTTAGAAGCATTATCTAGCAAAGATGGAACAACAAAAGATTAGATACGATTTGACTCCACAATATGGAATTGAGGAGGTCAACAAAATTCTTACAAGTAAATTAAGTAAGTACCAAGAAAACGAATGGAAAAGAGGTATGAAGTGGACGGATGTTCTCTCATCTCTTAAAAAACACTTGAATCAGTTCGAACGAGGTATTGATTATACAAACGAGGGACTTTTAGAAATGGCTGAAGTAGCTACTAATGCATTGATATTATGTGAATTTTATCATATATATCCTCAAGGAGATGATAGAGTTATGGCCCCTATCGATAAGCCTATTGTTGGATTAGATCTCGATAATGTAGTATTTGATTTCAATAAAGCTTATGAAGACAAGTTTGGTGTTGCTATGAATCCTTACTGGAATGCAAACTATCAGATGTCTGAACATCTACATGAATTAGAATCAGATAAAGAGTTTTGGATTAATATTCCTGTATTACATAGACCCTCTTTTGAAGTAGACTATTATGTAACTGCAAGAAATATTCCAACTGAATGGATTCAGGAAAGTTTACAGAAGAATGGTTTACCATGTGCTCCTGTAATTACAGTACCTTGGAATGCTAGTAAAGTTGAGGCAATTAAAAGTAGGGGAATTACGATTATGATTGACGATTAAAAATATTACTTCAACTAATCCAGTCGTCATTAAATCGCATGAATTGCTGGAAACTCCAGAGATGGACAATCAGCAGCCAAGCACACCTTTAACAAAGTGTGAAGGTTCAACGACTAACTAATGAAACTATGTTAACATTAATTTTAATAATACTATTTAGTTGTAGAATATATTATAATCCTAGTCCATTGTTTGAAGAGTATAAAAATTATAGAAATCAAAAACATGAATTAGAATTAGTACAATGTGCTAATACAGATAAGAAAATTAAGCAGCTATTATCTATATACTTAGATAAGTACCAGGGAAATCGAATATGGATAATACAGTATCATAGAGGGATCAATGACTACATGTGTGGTTCTATGAGATTTGAACTTTATGATAAACAAACTAAACCTATTAAATATCAGTATACTGATTTTAACCTAAGTTGGTATACTCTACCCGATTATTTAAGAATCCATGATAGTTTTATAGGAAAACTTGAAGAGGTTGATCCTGTTTTATCTATAAGTAATAGTGCAAAATATATTATTTGTAAATTAATAAGAGATTACAATAATGTTTCTATTGGTATATTTGGTATATCTTATTTAGATAAGCTTCCTAACAAATTGTTAGAAACAGATCTGCAACAAGATTATATTGAATTACAAAAATTAATGTTAGAATAGAATATAATTTAGACACGAGCGTGCGACATCTAGAAATAGATGATGATATAGTCTGAACTACAGATATAATCTAAAAATGAAACTGTAGAATTAACAGATAAAGAACTGTTAAGTTAACATAATTGAAATATGATAATTATAAAGAAATTACTAATGCGGGAATATTCTGTTATTTAATGGATGCTCCTCATAATCAGTATTATCAAGTAGGACATCGTAGAATTTATGATCTTAAAATACCTATTAAGTAATGAACTTAAAGGATAAATTAGAACTGGCCTTACATGAAGCCTATATAAAAGCCTATAAATTAGCTGAACCTTCTGCAGACTTTGATATTTTAGTTGAAAATGCAGAAATTATGTCAGATGGCAAGAAGAACATTCATTTTGAAAACTACTTTTTAGATGATGATATTGCAGAAAATATCTTAAATGAAGTAGCTAAGAAATATAAGTTATCTAAATACATGAAAAGCCAGCTTCATATAGCTTATTATTTAGGTTGTAGTCCAGCGACAAAACGCAAGGAAAATGACAATTAACTTAAATGATATAAAACTTAGTCCAGTCTTAGAAAGTGTATATAGAAGTAAAATAAGTGATGCAGAATATTTCTCAAGCTCTTATTCTAATTATATATCAAATTCTAGATTAAAGTATATAAATCCCGATCAGGGTGGTAGTCCAAGTTTATATAATAAAGGTATAGAAAATAAATCAACTAATTCTTTAGAATTAGGAACAGCTATACATGAATTATTTTTACAACCAGAGTCTTTTAAATTAGGTGATTCATATAATAAGCCTACAGCAAAATTAGGTATGGTAATAGATAGTATTATTAAATATAGAAAACAAGGTTATACTATTAGAGAATCTATTACTAAAAGCTGTATTGATATAGATTATTATAAAAATAATTTAAATGAGAGTAGAATCCAAAATATAATAAAATCTGGATTAAATTATTATCAAAACTGCAAAGATTTAATAGAAGGCGATTTAGTAATTTTAAATGATAAACATCGTACAATTTGCAGTAATTGTTTAGAATCGTTATCTAACAATCCTTCAATAGTAAACTTAGTAAGACCTGAAGGTCTTGAAGCTTATAATGAAGATGCTTTGTTCATAGATATTATTGGCGAATATAATAATAGTAAATGTATATTAAAATTAAAAATGAAAGCTGATAATTGGACGATTGATAAAGATAATAAAATAATTACTCTTAATGATTTAAAGACTACGGGTCATTTACTTGAACAATTTATGAATGGAAGTTTTTGGAATTTTCATTATCATAGACAGA